CGGAGTATGTGCGCCTGCCGATCCAGAAGGGCGATAAGGGGGTTACTGTTCCTGCCTCGGTATCGCTACGCGGGGTCAGCGGTCTCGGCACCGGGCTGGCTGACATGAATGCACCGCCGTCCCTGACCGCGCTGTTTTTCATGCCCATGGCGAATATCGATTGGTTCGCTGTCGATCCGAACATTCTGACCATGTATGGCATCCATGGCGCGACGATGATGACCACTGATGATGCCTCGTCGGTCAAGGTCACCGAGACTCAGGTAAAGGCCGAGTCGGCCAACGTTCGACTGAAAGGTAATCTTTGGTTTGACGGGCCGATCACCCAGGAAAATACCGGCCCCGGCACCAGTATCAGCCTGATTGGCCCGGTAACTGTCACGTTCGATGTGACGGCCGGTAACATCAGCCTGGAGAATCATACCCATCCGATCATTGGCGTGCAGTCCGGTAGCAGCACAATCAATACTGGTAAGGCGCAATGAGAACGTGGGGGCGCCTATCCGATGGCACATGGGTTGCCGTAACCACCACGGCCGATGGTGATGACACTCCGGTCTGGATTACCACGCTTATCCAGACCCTTAAACTCGAGCAAGGCGAATCGCCATTCTATGCACAGTACGGCATCGCGGCCCGGCAAAGCATCGTGAGCCAGATCGCCCCGGATTACTCGGTGAGCATGATCCAGCAGCAGTTCTCAGCCTATTTTGCCTCGTTGTCGATTCAGCGCGTGCCGAACACCGACGCTCCCACGTATGCCATCAATGCAATAACGCTACGCGGGCAAACCATTTTCCAAACCATCGCGGTATAGCCAGATGACCACAACGCTGCCCATTACCGTCACCGCCGCCGGCCCGCAGCCCACTCCGCCGCAGGTGCTACTGGCCAACCTGATCGCCCTGGTGGCCGCCGAAGTTCCAGGCTACACCGCCAGCCTCCCGGCCGCTTTGGTCACCGACTTGGCCAGTACTGCCACCGGAGCATTGAGCCTGATCGACCAGGCATTGGTCGACCTGATCAACTCAGTCAGTCCGAACTCGGCCAACGTCAAGCTGATCCAGGCGCTGGGCGAAATCTATGGAGTGCCGCAGGGAGTCGGCTCGAATACCTCGGTGTATGTGGTGTTCACCGGCACCGTAGGGTTTGTCATCCCGCAAGGCTTTCTGGTTTCCGACGGCAACAATCAGTATGCGGTGCAGAATCTTACGGCGGTTCCGACCGGCGGCGTTACCCAGCCGGTGTACTGCTTGGCGGTCAACCCAGGGTCTTGGGCTGTCCCGGCCGGCACGGTGACCGAGACGATTACCTCAGTGCCCAGTTCGATCAGCCTGACCTGTGTCAACCCTATTCAGGGAATCACCGGGCTATCCGGACAATCGGTCACTGATTACCGCGCGCAAGTGGTACAGGCAGGCTTGTTCTCCGTACAGGGCACTTCTGAGGCATTCAAGACGGCGGTAGAGAAGATCTCCGGAGTGCAGACGCGCCTGGTTTCCTACACCCAAGTGACGAACGGTCTTTGGGCGCTGGTGGTCGGCGGTGGAGATCCCTACAGCGTGGCCCAGGCTATTTATGAAAGCGTGCCGGACATTTCCAAGCTGACCACCGCAGTCACCGACCAGTTCGGCAATACGCCGGCCTCAGTAACCGTTTCTATCGTCGATTACCCTGACACTTATTCGGTGGGATATATCACCCCGGATTCGGAAACCGTTAACATCATCTTGACCTGGAATACCTCGGCGACGAACTTTATCGATGCAGCCACGGTGTCGAATGCTTCGGTGGCTAGCATCGTAAATTACGTCAATAGTGTATATGTCGGAAAGCCGATCAATACCTATGTGCTGGAGCAGATTTTTGTTAGTGCGTTATCGTCTATCATTGCGCCAGAGCTGATATCATTTATTCAAGTGGAAGTTGGGATTAATGGGGTGATCGTTCCGCCAGACGCTAACACGGGGCTGGTACAAGGCGGGATTTATAGTTATTTCACCATTGACGCTTCACATGTGACGGTACAGCCCTATGGCTAACGTAGAGAGCATTATTCCGGCCTATCCATTCGTTCAGTACAACGACGACGAAAACATCACAGCATTTTTTGATGCCTATAACGACCTGGCGCAGCAGTACCTAGATGCCTTCAACAACCTGAATCTTCCCTGCTGGACCTCGCCGATGATCAGCGGATCATTGCTGGATTGGATGGCGCTGGGGATTTATGGTCAAGTGCGACCATCGATCGACAATCAGGCCTCAAAGAATAAAATCGGCCCATATGCCACTGTCGAATACAACGTGATCCCCTATGCCAAACTCAAGAACATGGCGACTACGCAATACAGCATGCCGGATGACATCTTTAAGCGCTTGTTGACCTGGAATTTTTACAAGGGTGATGGTTTTCAATTCTCCATCCCCTGGCTGAAGCGGCGGCTGTCGCGCTTTATCCATGGCGCCAATGGTATTGACCCGTTCTTGCAGAACACTTTCGATATCTCGGTATCAGTCAACAACGGGGTGTATGTCTTGATGATCCCGGATTATGGTGATGGGGTCGCCGATTTCCTGGTTTCCTGTATTCAGCAGGGGCTGGCCAAGTTGCCGTTTATGTATGGGTTTTCCCCAACTAAAACCGAATCATTTATGCACGTGACATACCCATAAGGAGTATCCCGTGATTCTAGGCTTTGGAAACAATGTTCAAGGAGCTATCGCTGCGAACATTACCGCCAGCCAGACAGTAATCCCGGTATTCCCGGGCACTGGCGCGCTCTTTGCGACGACCTTGACCTACCCATCGTTTATCTCGTCGGGTGTTTCGGGATCGGTTCCGATCTATTCGAAGCTGACCTTGACGGACCAATTGGAGACCGTTTTTGAGGTCTGCCACCTGCTCAGCGTCTCTGGCGACAACCTGACAGTGATCCGCGGCCAGGAAAGCACCACGGCCAAGGGCTGGTCGCTGAATGACACGATTGCCAACTTCTCCACTCGTGGTAGCGAGCACCGCTTTGTGCAGGTCGAGGAAGTCCAGCGTGGTTTTTTCCTGAGCAGTCCAGCCACTGGTACGGCCAATGCCCTGGTGATCTCGTTGCCGTCGACCCTGGGGGAAAACTCGGCTACAGCGGCTACGGCGAATTTTCGCGCTCCGGTGCTGATCGTCCCGTCCTCGACAAATACCGGCAGCACGACCATTACCGCCAGTGTCGGGCTACTGAATTTCCCAACCAATGCCCCGTTATTGAAGGCGCACGGTGTTCAGCTGATAGCCGGGGATATTCAGGCTGGCATTCCCTTCCAGGTGATCTGGTCAGAAACGGCTCAGGCTTGGTATCACGCCAGTGTTCCCGATCTATCGAGTTATGCCACCATTGCGCAGGTGCAATCGGGCGTCAATTCGTTCGCCCAAGATACCGGCACCGCAAACGCCTATGTCTGCGCCTTCATTCCAGCTCTGACCGCACGCAATGAGTCAGCACCGCTGCGCTTCAAGGTCAAAACCACCAATACCGGCGCCTGCACCCTGAATGACGGGATCGGCACGGTACCGCTAGTCGGTGGCGCCCACGCCGCCCTGCAGGGCGGCGAGCTGCTCGCTAACGGTGATGCATGGGTGCAGTGGAACGCCACGGTTGGCGCAGGCTCCTACATTCTGCTGTTTTGCACCGGGGCTCCGGAACAAGTCGCCCCGGCAACGCAGACCCAGCAAGTAGTCAACGCCGGTCAAATCCAGACCCAGGCCCTGACAGCGTTCACGACCGCCGGCACCGCGCCCGCGTTCACGCTGACACCGACCCCAGCGATCACCGCCTACGCCGCGAACCAACGGTTCCAGGTGACGTTCAGCGCCGCCGGCGGCGCAACACCAACGCTGAACGTGTCGGGCCTGGGCGCGCAGAACCTCAAGCAGTACACTGCGACAGGGTCGAAGATCGCCGCCATTATTGCCTCTGGCCAGACGTCGGACGTCGTGTATGACGGCACAGATATGGTTGTGCTAGATCAGCTACCGAACTCAGTCGGCGTAACTCCGGCACAGTTCGACAACTCGACTAAACTTGCAACTACCGCGTTTGCTCAGGGCGTCGGACTTCATTATAGTAGCCTTGTTCTTGCTAGTGCCAATATAACCCTCACCGCAGCAACGCACGCGGGAGCAGTTATTGTCGGTAATAGCTCGTCGGCAATTAACGTAACACTCCCTTCCGTTTCAACTATGCCGGCTGGGAGTGCTATTAAGTTTTGGAACTACGCAACCGGCACGATGAACCTGTTGGCGGCAGGCTCTGATAGTATCTATTTGCCAGGAGCCGTAACTTCCTACCCAGTACCTACGGGGTCGTCGATTACTCTCGGATCAAGCGCTGCCGGTGTTTGGTTTGCAATTGACGGAGTTCAGCAAGTCGGCGTCCAGGGCTCCGCAAAGAATCTTGTGGGCGGCGCTACTGGCCTGAGCAAAGTCGCAACGTATACGGCAGATGAGATCATTGTTGAGAGTGCATCTAACGCATATCAAGTTCTGCGCGCTATAAGTATCGCGCCGAGCCTCGCGAGTTCCGGTGCAAACGGTCTAGACTCTGGATCGGCATCTGCAGCAACTCTGTACAATGAGTTCGTAATCTGGGGAGGCGGAGCACCGGCTGGCCTGTTTTCACTAAGCGCGACTGCCCCAACAATGCCCGCAGGGTATACGCACAAAGCCAGGGTCGGCACAGTGCGGACCGACTCATCTGGTAATATCTTAAGCTTTAACCAGATTGGCAACTGGGTGCAGCCGAAACCGGCAGCCGGTTCTAACGTGACTTTTTATCCAACGCTGGCATCCGGTGTTACTTCTGGGTATACGGCAGGCAGTGCAACGTGGACTCCGACAGCCGTATCTGTATCTGGCGTAGTACCGCCTACAGCAACGGAGATTGGGTTGTGGATCTATGTAGTCAATCAGCAGTCAGTTGTTGTGGCTCCAAATACTTCATTTGCTGGTGATAGCTCAACAACAAATCCTCCGCCTATTATTTTCCGAAATGCATCATCGACAATCAATAATCGTCGGGAAAACATGATCCTTGAATCTAGCAATATTTATTGGGGGTCTGATTCAGCAACTACTAAACTTTGCGTAATTGGCTGGAGAGACAGTATATGAGGTATGCAGTATTGAAGGATGGGTCTGGGTGGAGAGCAGTTGATGGTCCGCAGCCTGATCCGGACGATCCGTCGAAATTATTCCCCGATCCGGACACCGAGAATTATTCCGAGACTCTGCCGCCCGACCCAGTCGGGCCACCTCCAACGGGTGCCGAGGTGCTCGCTGCCGCGAATGCTCAGCGCGACAGTCTGCTCAGTGTTGCTGCGCTGCGCATTGCCCCCTTGCAGGATGCCGTTGACCTGGGTAGCGCCACGGCTGATGACACTGCGAGCTTGACTGCATGGAAACAGTACCGGATCGCAGTAAACCGCATTTCGGCCCAGGCCGGGTTCCCCACAACTATCGACTGGCCAGCGCCGCCGGCCTGACCAGTACCTTACAGCCACAGCCGCCCTTGAGCGGTTTTTGTTCCCGGAGAAACCATGAATACATCACCCGACGGTATCGCGGTGCTG